TTAAATAGTCTCATGGTGTTCCTCCGTTGGTTGAGATAATGACAATTACTACCTGAACAAGAAAGGCTAGCCCCACGATTGTGGACCAGATCATCTTCACTTTTGAGATGGATTCCTTGTTCTCATAGACCTGACCCTTGACTTCATGGTAGTTCTTGAGCGTGGTGTTGATAACTGCCAGATCTTTAGTGACAGCCAAGTTTAGCTTGTTGATCGTTTTTGAGAGTTCTCTGATCTCAATTTTCTCTTCAGCGGTCATGGCTTCTCTTTTGGTTTGGGAAATGAATGGTGACTGCAGGGGAGCATCAACCCCACAGCCACCGGGTGTTTATTTCTGGTTGCTGCGGTACTCGATACCCCACTTGACAAAATCAGCCACTGTCAGATCCTGCTCTTTCAGGGTTTTTGCAACCTCTTCGATGAGTGGACCCTTATTGAGTTTGTCAGCATAATCCACCTTCAGTGACTCCTTACCAATGGCCAGGATCTCTTTCTTGGTGAAGTCATCGATATTTTCGGGATCTGGATCTACAAGCTTGTAGTCACGGCTCTCAAGCTCTTTCTGTCGAGAAGCCGGTACCCGGACTTCAGAGCCCCATGGGTTTTTCATGATGATTGTTTTGTCGGACATTTATGACCTCCTTTAAAAAGATTATGGAGTGGCTGTGGGATCAACCACGGTGACGATATCAGCGAGCGTCAGCCCACTCTTTTCCACCTTACAGGGAATCTTTGCAGACTCACTATTTGCGATCACCGTATCGATCTCTGGGATCAATGCACAATTGGTGAACTCAAAGGTTCGTGGAGTTAAATCAAATCCCTTCACGGCCTGCTCAACCATGACATCTACATCGATGTTTGATAGGGTATCAAGCACAGCAAAGTTATCTGAATGGGTATTGGGTAGCTCAAAGGCCAACTCAGCATCATAGCTACTAATGCGGACGACCTTACGGCCTGACTCCAGTTTTGTCTCAATTTTTTCAGGAGTGGCTTTAAATTTGGCTCCACCCTTACCAAGCTCCCCAACGGTGACATAAGCTTCAAAATCACCGCCGACTGCCGAGTTTGGATCCTTAACCTTGACCACTGCAGGTCCATTAATGATAAAATCTGTACCTACTTTAAAAACTCCCACAATAAACCTCCTGGTTAAATCAATTGATAAATCAGATTAAAAGCTTTGGGGTGCTCATCTCATGGGAAGACAAACACCCCTACCTGCTGTCACGAGTATTCTTTAGCTGAAGTGCATACCCTTCATACGAACAAGGGATTTTTTATTGTAACGAACTGGCACACCATAGATCTCGATGTTACCCTTCTTGATCACTTCATTATCAATATTACTAATTGGGGTGGCATCAATTCCAACTGTGGTATGGAAACAAACATCATCCAACTCTTCAAAACGATGCAGATAAAGAGATGTACATTTAGCTACAGCTGTCCCTTGAGTCTCTGTCTGGGTAATTCCACTCTCTTTGATTGGGATCATTGGAATGTCGTTGTAATGAGCAAGGGTTCTTCCAAACTCATTCTTTGCCCAATTTAAGGCATGACGTTCCCGCGCCTTTTCCTGCATGAAAGCCCAGAGATTAGGATTCATTGCCAACACCTGGGGATCAACATCAGCAATCATTTGATCCAGTTGGCGAAAGAAAATCTTCTCGCTTGCAGCAAGGTCCAGATCCAGACCATTAGCAGCCAGAGCAATATCATAACCTGCATCAACCATGGTCGAGAATCCGGGGAGTTCAGTGCCAGCACCTGTACCGGTGTACATTTTGGCAACCAGCTTTTTCCCAAAGTTCCGGGCAACACCCTTGAAACGACTGGATTTTAAGGCAGGAATGTTCATGTGGGTTTGAAGATCGATCTTGTCGATAGAAACAGGTAACCCCAGAAACTTGACTGGAACACTGGAGGGGTCTCCACCAAGATCATCGTCAGCACCAGCATAATCTGCACCCTTGGCTCGCGCCTGCAGTGCACCGGTTGGATCGTCAGTATCCTTATAGGCTACTGCCTCAGCTGCTGTTGGATAAAACTCAACAAAATTGAGGAATGGAGCTGCCTTCAATGCTTCACCAATGACAATTTTGTGGAGCTTATCTTTTTTTGCTGTAACCTGTGCTAATTTCATGTGGTCCTCCTAAGACTCTGATCAAAATATTTGTATATCAATGGATCTCGCTGGTACAGACCCTATTGCTTGTTTTTCTTTTCCTCAGCTCGGAAATAAGCTTCCAGCTCATCCTCACCGGATTCAGGATCATCACCGGCAGCTGGAGCTGGTCCACCACTCAGAGAGGGGAGATTTTTTACAAAGGCTTCGAAGCCATCAGGATCAGCCAGGGCAAGCTTTTGGGCCGTCTCCATTGAAGCTGGAGGGATGATTTTCTTGTGCTTCTCGACAAGAGCAGCAGCCTTTGCCTTTGCAGCATCTGTATCCTGGGTATCCACACGACCCTCGAGCTTTTGAAGACGTTCCTTTAAGGCAACAACCTGAGGACTGTCATCATCGTTCACTACCAGGTTTGGATCTGGTACCACAGGTGGAGTGGGTTGTGAGGCATCGGCTTTCATCTTGACGAGGGCTGCTTCGATTTCCGTATCAGTTGCATCCGCTTTCAAGCCCAGCAATGCGATCAATTTTTTCTTATCCATTGTTTCATTCTCCTGCTTTATCGTTGCCACGAGGTTTGTGTAATCGGCCAATCCCTCGTAAAGGTTTGTTGCTTCATCATTTTCTACCGGGTCAATGATCTCATCGATAAACCCCTGATCCAGGGCTTGATCAGCAGTGAGCCAGGTTGTCTCATCCATCATCTTTAGGATATCTGGTTTGGGGATCTTGGTCTTCCGCTGATATATGCCGACCATGGTATCTGCTAATTGATCCAGCAACTTACCAGTACGCTTCATCTCTTCTGAATCACCGTAAGCTTCACCCCTGGGATTGTGGATCATTAAATGGGCAACCTGGGACATACGGACCGTCTCGCCAGCCAAGGCAATGACGCTGGCCATACTCGCTGCATAGCCAATGATCCGGATCTCAACTTTTTCTTCCTTGAGTAGGTTGTAGATAGCAAGACCATCAAAAATACTTCCACCTGGTGAGTGGATATAAACGATGAACTCTTCAATCCCCTCCGCCTTGTAGGCAGTGATTACTTCGGCAATATCCTGGGGGGATGTGCCGTATGCACCGATGTAGTTGAAGATGTATATCTTGCCTTTTTCCATGGCCTGATTTTAGAAGAGGGGCTTTCCCAATCCTAAAATTACTGGGTGAAACACCCAGAACCCTGCCACGAATTGATGTACTTCTGATAGTTTTGACCATGACAAAACAACACACACCCGAAACCAGACGTCGCGCAAGGGAGCTCTATTTCCGAGGAGTAACCCTCATCGAGATCTCAAACGTCCTGGGAGCTAGCAGAACGACTATCGCCAAATGGAGAGATGAGGATAAGTGGCCTGACCATAAGGGGCTAACTGAAACCAGTCCGGAGTCCATCACACGCAAACTCAGGCAAGCCATGATGCTCATTCTGACTGCGGCCGAAACCGATTGCAGACCCCTCAACACCAGCGATAGCGACCAGATCGCCAAGCTCACAGCCTCCATGAAGAAAATTGATCCAGGATCCAATTACATCTCAGTGGCCATGGACATCATGAAACGCTACCAATCCTTTCTGATGGACAGGGGCATGATGACCGATGAGCTACTTACGACCACCCAGGAGTTCTTGAGTCAAGAGATGGACACTTACGAATTCGCAAGACAAATAGGTGGCTAGTTGGATAGAATAAGCACCAGAAAACAGTTTGAGATCGAACTGGAGAAAATGCGTGAGCGTCTCCAGGAAGAGATCACACCCCTCCCAGTAGAAGGCAAGGCGCGAAGAATAGCTCGAGCGAAGCGAGATCCACTCTTCTTCATGATGACTTACCTCCCTCACTATTTCACTGCTGAATTTGCTGACTGGCATCCCACATGGTTAAAGAAGTTAGAGACTAGAGGCAAGTTTCTGTTCCTCTGGATTATGGGCAGGGACTATGGAAAAACCGTCTTCGGTGGAATTGGGTACCCTATACACCAGGGAGTCTTCAACCTGCGTAAATTCTTTGTATATATCTCAAAGAACACTGAGCTGGCCAGTGACAACCTGGAGTTCATCAGATTAGAGTTTAAAGAGAATCCCCGAATCATCCAGGACTTTGGACACCTCATCACCCCAGGAGCAGATACCTATGGAGACTTTCGCCTCAAAGGTGGTATGCGTCTCATGGCTCTTGGTCTCAGATCCCCACACCGTGGTTGGAGGAACCGGCAGTACAGACCCGATCTAATCTATGGTGATGACCTGGACGATGATGAAAGAGTCGAAAGTGAGAAATTGATCACCAAGGATACCAAGCGCCTGATCAGTGGGGCTTACTTCATGTTAGCTAAGAATGGTACCATGATGGTCGGTGGAAACCTTTTCTCCAACAGAGGCATCCTTGCCAGGATCCAGGAAGACCATCCCAACATTGACTGTACCATGATTCCAGCCCTGGAGAAAGATCGCAATGGAGTCGAACGCTCAACTTGGCCAGCCCTCAACACCACTGAAGAATTGCAACATGAGCGGGATACCATTGGCGACATAACCTTCAACAGGGAACGGCAGAATCAACCAACTGAGAAATCTGAGTTTTTCCAACCGGAGTGGTTCCGTGGTGTTGAGCTAAGTGACATCAAGGTTTTGCGAACGGTTCAATACCTGGATCCTGCCATTGGAAAAACTGACACATCAGATTACAGGTCTCACACAGTCCTGGGGTTAGATGAGATCTCAGGCAATGTGGTTGTCCTGGATTGTCTCAATAATCGAGACACCATCCCTGAAATGGTGGATGGAGCTTATGCCTTACATGAACGGTGGAAGACTTCCATCTCTGGGATGGAGGATACACTCTTTCAAAAACTACTGTGGAAGGATTTTCAGGATGGCGCCAAGCGACATGGATATGTCCTGCCCAATCGAGGCATTGATAACAAAGTTCCCAAACCCGTCAGGATTGAAGGGATATCGGGACCCATACAATTAGGTCAGATTCTATTCCTGGGGATGAGATGGGAGCCCGGAGCCACAAAGCCCACCTTTGATAATCCCCACATGAAAATCTTGTATGAGTGCGCAATCTATTATCCAAACCTGAAAAAGGATCCACTGGATTCTCTGGCAGGGGCATATAAGCTTTTGGAAATGGTCAAAAGTTTAAGCGATGGGTACCGATCTGTCATAAAGCGCAAAATTGGAATTAAACGCCGAAAGGGGTCGAAGCGGTAGCCTCGTACCCCTTTGAAGTACTTAAACGTTTTTAAACGGTGTTTCGGCATTTTTAAACGATATGGAGCAGTGAGAGATGGCTATTAAAGATTGGTTCAAACGAGTATCGAAGGAAGTAAGGGTATATCGAGTTCCCAGGAGCCGATATGCAAGAGGGACTGAGATCTCTGAAACAGAAGCCTCAAATGCCATCACGTCGTGGCAGGAGGGAGACCTTGATGCCATGTTCGCAATCTTCAATAAGATGCGTACTGGGGATCCTCACATAAATGCTACTGCAGACACCAGCATTCTATCTGTTGTCAATTCTGGTTTCACTTTTACGACTGACAATCCAGAGGAAGATGAGAAGCAGATCCAGTTTTTGAATCAGCACCTGCGACCACGAATCCCCATCATGGCCGGTCAGTTAGCCCAGGCATTCCTTACAGGTGTCATGATAGCAGACATCAAATGGAACCTGGATGGTCCCTGGATCATCGAAAAGCTCATCGAAGCACCACCGGCTGCATTCACCTGGAAGGAAAAGACCCAAGAGTTTGTCCGGGTGACTGAAGAAGGGTTTTATACCAAGACCGAAGATCTTGATCCATTAAAAACGCTCGTCTTCACTCCGCAGCTGATTGATGGTTTACCATACGGAATCCTGCAGTCCTGTATCAACTGGTTCATGTTCAAAGATTTTGCTGGGAACAACTGGGCATCACACACTGAGATCCATGGTATGCCATTTCGTCTAGGCAAATATGGACCAGGAGCAACCCAGCCAGAAATAGACCATCTCTGGGATGCTGTTTACAGTATGGGAAATGATTCAGCTGCAGTGATCAGTAACAACTCAATGATTGAGCTTCTGGAGGATAAGTCCGGACGTAAGGGTGCTGATATATATAAGGATCTCATTGAGATTGCTGATATGCAGATATCCAAAGCGATCCTGGGCCAGACTTCCACCACTGAAACCATCGAGAAGGGCAACTATTACACGGCTAAGAATCATGCCGATGTGCAACGTGACCGGTGGATCTCAAAGCTTCGGCTCATTGAGGGCTGGATAAATCAGAACATCATAACTCCACTAATCCAGTTCAATCTGGGAATCGAAGATGCATCCAGAGTCCCGCGACTTGTTTACAATACAGAAACCATCCTGGACGCACTGAGATTGGCCCAGACAGCTAAGATATTTTATGAGATGGGTGCGCCCATTCATCCGAAGGACAAAAAGCGAGCTGGACTCACTGTTGAAGATGACGAAGAGCCCCTGATGAAATCTGAAGGGCTTAAGGATCTGCTCTAATGCTTGAAGTAAATGTCACCTATCCCAAGCTGCAGAAGGTTATCCAGATTCTCAAAGACAAACGGATATTCTCACGGTTGGCATTTCGGGCTCAATACATCATCGAGAAAAGAATTGAGTCTGGCCGGACACTTCGAGGTGGGACTAAGCAGTACAGCGATGCCTACAAAAAGAAGAGACAAAAGGCAGGTTTACCGGTAGATCGAGTCTACATGGAATACTCTGGTATGACCCTGGCTGCCATGACACACAAAGCCAACCCCGGATCAGCTCAACTATACTTCGCCTTAAAACGCGCCGAGCGCATTGCCTACTATCACACCTTTGCTGGAGCTGGCAAGCACAAGATCCTAAGACCCTTCTGGGGCTTAACCAGGAAAGAGAAATCCGCCATCAATGAAGCTTACGGACTGTGGACAGCACAACGGCTGGCCTTTATGAATGAATAGGAGTTTGATATGGGATACATAGACAAAGCTGCACTCATTGCAGCTTATGGAGAGCAGGTCCTGAAGGAGTTAACTGATGAGGCTGATCAGGCGGTGATCAAGGATACCGTCCTGGATCCAATCATTGCACATGTCGATGATATAATCAATGGATTTTGCCAGGCTAAATACACAGTGCCATTTGTAGCCACCCCTGCCATTGTAAAAGATATCGCCCAGAAACTAGTCCTTGCTGAGCTTCATGATCGAGGGGAGGGAGAGATCCCGGACAAAGTGGCTGAGGATGAGAAATACGTGCGTCGGCTTCTCGGACAGATCAATTCTGGCCACCTGAAGCTGGAAGCACCCACAGGTGCTGCAGTCAATGTCAGCGCTATGTTATCCACACGGTCACGCAGATTTAACAAGCAAACCTCGGAGCTCTAAGATGGACGATAAACTAACTGCTCAGCAGAATGAGATTGTGGATCTCCTGAAGACAGTGGCAGGAGTGAAAACCTGTCAGGGGTATGGTGGCGAG